GCGCTGTGGTTTTGCGGCGGTGATTATTTTGACGCTATTTATCCAGGTGACGGGCGGTTTGACGCTGAAGCGTTTGATGAAGACCTCAAAATAAATGACCTGGCTACGCTTGCCGCTACCGCAGTTAATATTTTTTGCGATATATATTTACCCATCAGGGATAAATGTTTAGGGATTTTGTTAGGCAACCATGAGCAGAAAGCCTTTGTTCGGGGATCGCAGATGTTCGTTCATTCAGAACTATGCGATAAAATGAACGCCCCAAACATGAGATATTCTGGCTTTACCGATCTTTATTTTGTTCATAAACCAAACCGCCGGAAGGTCAGATTAAGCATTTCCTATACACCGCCGGAGAAATTTACGGCAAAGCTGAGGGTGTTTATTCATCACGGCATGGGTGCAGCGAACACCGCAGGCGGAAAAATAAACAAACTTAAATCGTTGGTGGATATGGTTGATGCCGACTTAGTGATGATGTCCCATGTCCACGAACAATTCGCAAAAGCGTTTTTACGGCTCACGCCAAATTTTAACTGCACCGAAATAGGGCAGAGGGTAACAATGGGGCTGATCACAGGGAGTTATTTAAAAACCTATACCGAGGGGTTTACCGGATATGGTGAGATTGCCGGATATTCGCCTACTACGTTAGGCGCAACAAGGGCAAGATATAATCCAAACGAAATGACGCTTATTGTGGAAAATCGAGGCGACAACGTAGGGGTTAAGGGATGTCAGTTATAATTCAGAATATTAACAAGAAACATTCACAAGAGGGAATGCAGGACTATGTTCTAAAAATTAACACCGAGGAAATATGCAGATTTCAGCATAAATCGGAAGACGGACTGTCAACGCTACTATTTAAAGCCGCTTATGCCGTGGAGGATAGTGAATATAAGATGTTAAAGGAATTAGGGGAATATGTAAAAAAATTACGCAGTATGTCAAAAACCACAAAGAAGGAAAAAAAATGAGCGCAAAAGAACAAACACTGAGACATATTAAGTTTAATAGCATGTCTACCCGCCAGGCGGTTAAGTGGTTTCTGCTGCACGAAAGAGAAAGACACGTTGATGATATTCTCGCAATAGACAGGGATCTAAAAAAACTAAAAGATGTTGAATTACCGCAGGATATTCTCAACGAAACGAAAGTGAGGTTTGAAGTATAAAATAAATTATCCCTTAGAGTTTAAAAACTCCAGCGCATGATTACTACAGGGTAGGAAGGGAATGAAATTACAAACTATGCCAGCGGAAGAGATTTTAGCAACAGCAAATAAAAAACTAGACGAAGCAAAAGAATTAGTAAAACAAAAGCGCAAAAGATACCGCGTCCAAAATTACGACTATGATGCCCGCGATTGGTCAACAATCTCTGCACACAAAGACGAAGATTATGCGATTATCAACGCCGAAATTCTTGCGAGGCGCTACAGAACTATCAGAATAATACAAGGAAATTCCACTACACACCTATGGAAAAGCGGCAAAGTAGCGGAAAGATGTGATGCCGAAAAAGTCTTGACTAATTCGGAATCGGGGGAGAAACGGGAAAGGTGCAAAAAACGCACATTACTACACAACTTATTGATAGCTATGAATGTGTTTTTTAACATAGAAGTGTAATTAAGTATTATATATTAATACCTAAAGGAGATAAACAGGGAGCGTAATATGTACATACAATTTGAAAAAGAAGCTAAAAGAATAATAGAATTTTACAAAGCGGTGATGAATTTGCACCCTTACTATATCGGGCTGACTTATGATGCTAAACAGAAAGACCCCGCCGCAGTTACACTTTATCCGCCGTATTATGAAGCGGAAATAATTTATAGCGACCTTGCATTAGTGCGCTGGAAAGACAATAGGTTAGATTGGCTCATTAGGCACGAATTAATTCATTTTCCCTTTTGGGAATATTCGGTGCTCGCGGAAAGCGGCAGGGCTACCAAACAACAATTACGTGCAGCAGAAGAAAAGACGGTGGATTTTATATCTAAATATCAGATTTGGAAAAAATAATATGAAAGAACTATGTGGGGAAGTGGTTTAGGAAAGGGGGGTGATTAAACTGAAATGCACATGTAACGATTACGAATATTGCACACTACATGGCTACGTTCAGCCATAGGCGGGGGACGCATCCGCACAAACACGCAGAGCGCAAGGCGATGGAGAGAATACGAGCGAATATAAAAATGGTTATCAAAAAAATAATGGCGCAAAAAAACACAGGAAAAACGGGATATGAAAAATATCCTAAATTATTTAACTCTAAACGCTGGGAGTGGTTACGGTTAAGGACATTTGCTCGTGATAATTATACTTGTAAGCTATGCAATAGATTTACTCCTGCTCCGCAGTGCGATCATATAATCCCGCACGGTGGAGACAGTGATTTATTTTACGACGAGCAAAACCTACAAACATTGTGCATCACTTGTCATAATCGGAAAACAGCAAAAGAGCATGGGGAAAAAATATCGGGATGTGATGTGTGTGGAATACCAATTGATAATAAGCACCCCTGGAACACAGGGGGGGGTGGCAAAAATGTCTAGAGGGGTAACGCTGGAAACCGAGCGGGGAGCTCGGCTCGCAACATCGCAAAATTAGAGGAGGGGGGGTAAAATGCGTGGCAGAAAACCTAAGCCGACAAAACTAAAAATATTGATGGGAAATCCGGGACATCGGCCATTGCCGGAAAACGAATTACAACTAGAGGTTAAATTTCCTGCGTGCCCTGATGGTCTCACCCCTGAGGCAAAAAAAATATGGGAACGGGAAGCAAAGAAGTTAGAACCATCGGGAATATTAACCGAACTTGATCAGACTATATTCGCAATGTATTGCGAATCATATGCGACATGGAGCGATGCAGTATTACAAATTGCAAAAAGGGGCGTGATTGTGGGAACAAAAACTGGATTTCCAATACAAAATCCTTATGTGCCGGTAAAGAATACAGCGTGGAAACAAATGAAGGAATGCTTAGTTGAAATGGGGATGACTCCGAGTAGTAGAAGTAGAGTCGCGGTTAATCAGCAACCTAACAAAATAACGAGCAAAAAGGAAAGATTTTTCGCGTCATGAAAATAAAAAGAAAAAAAGATCGCGCCACCGCTTATGCACACAAGGTACTAAGCGGTGAAATACTGGCAGGGGCTTACGTCCGGGGAGCTTGCCAGCGTCACCTTAACGATTTGGAAAAATCAAAATCAACATCTTATCCGTTCGCGTTTAGCGAACACAAAGCAAGCGAAGCAATCGCTTTTTTCGAAGAGGTGCTGCATTTAAACGGTGGACAATATGAAGGGAAACCTTTTCTTTTGTTTGCATGGCAGGATTTTATTATTGGGTCGTTATTTGGTTGGGAAAGGAAAAAAAATAAAAAGCGCCGTTTCCGCGTCGCTTACATTGAAGGCGCGAAGGGGTGTGGTAAGTCTCCGCTTGCCGCGGGCATAGGATTGATGGGAATGCTTGCAGATGGAGAAGCACGAGCAGAAATATATGCCGCAGCGACCAAACGCGATCAGGCCATGATATTATTTCGCGACGCCGTTGCGATGTATGAATTATCGCCGGAGATTAATAAACGCCTTATTGCATCCGGAGTTGGTGAAAAATGTTGGAATTTATCTCATTTGGAAAGTGGCTCTTTTTTTCGGGTTATTTCATCTGACAAAAAACAATCTGGGCCGCGACCCCATATTGCTTTACTAGATGAAATCCACGAGCATACGGACGGGACAGCTATCGAAATGCTTAGAGCAGGATTTAAATTCCGAGAGCAACCATTAAGTTTTATGATTACTAACGCGGGACATAATACATCAAGCGTGTGTTGGGAATATCATGATATGGGAAGTAAAATTGCTTTGGAGCAAATTCAAAACGATGAATTTTTTTCTTATATTTGCTCGCTTGATGAAGAGGATTTAGAAAACGATAAATATTTAACCGATGAATCATTGTGGCCTAAAGTTAATCCTTCATTGATTCACGGCCTGCCCGGATACAATTATATTAGGAGCCAAATAAAAGAGGCTTACGGCCTCCCCTCGAAAATGGCTACTGTTAAGCGATTGTGTTTTTGTGTTTGGACAGAAGCGGAAAATCCGGCAATTTCGCGCGACGCATGGGAAGC